AAATATATAATCCTTCAAAAAACTAAATGTATTCCAAAAAGCAGATGTGTGTTGATTTTGTGTTAAATTAGTAAATGCTGCTGATAATGTAGTTGAATAACCTTCAGGAGTAAAAAATGTTTTAATAGTATTATATTCATAATCTATAACTGTTCCTGCTGATTCTACAGGAATTACTGTATTAGCTGTATTATATGCCATTTCATAAAATGTTTGTAATAGTATATCACTAGATAAATTTGTATCAGCTTCATTTCCAACCCAATACTGTTCTAGCGATAAATCTATTTGTTCACCACCTATTGTATAATTTTCAGGATCTAATTGTTCTGTAAATAAATGATTTTTTCTACCAACTATAGAAGCATATAGTTTTTTCTTGGTAATATCGTTTACAAGGATAGATTGAACTAAGGCAAAATTATTTAATTCTAATCCTTGATATACTTTTATTCTATGTGCTTTTAGGTTTTCCACATTAACACCATATTCAAATATTCCAATATCATTAAAATTTTGTTGAGGTATTGTAATTTTATCAGGTGAACCTTTAAAGCCATATGTTAATCCGTTAATAGTCCTCCAACCTGTATTATCACTATCAGCAAGTGTACCCCTGCTTCCCCAAAATTTATTATTTGTTCTATATCCTTTATTTATAGTACAAAACATTGGACATTCACCAAATGGATTACTTATATCTATTGAACCCCCATCAACACAATCATTAGCTATATTACTTGAATTATCATTAGGAGGATCGTAAGCATTATCTTCAATATGATCTATTTGTTCATCTGTTTTAGCTAAGATGTAGCCTAATCCTCTATGTCTTGTTGCTTGTGCAGCAGAAACATCTAAATCCCATTCTTTATACATAAGAGTTTGTCCCCAATCATCAACTGAAGTTCTAGTTTTTCTTGCTATATTTTTCCAATGATCTGCTATTGGTGCAACAAAAAAACCGTGCCTATCTGCATTATTGAATCCTGAATAACCTAATTCGCAATGTTTAGTATGAGTTCCACCAGGTTGTATAATTTGAGAATAATTATTTTGTAATGAATCGCTATAAGGTTCATAACCAAAAACTTGCCAATCTGCTGCTAAAAAGGTATTACCTAACCAATTACCTGAATATCCCAAGTTTATCAATGAAGTACCAACTGCATCTTCCATTCTTAAAATTATATATCTACCTGAACCATCAGCTTGTGTTTTGGAATAACCTCCAAATTTTGCTTCAGGCATATTAAAGTTTACATCACCTGATGCTATATCTGAATCACCATCTCTAAACCATTTTTTAGGTAAATTATTATTATCTATAATTTTTTCAGGATTAGTATGTTCAAAAGATTCAATATCACCTACTTGTGTATTAGTTAATGACAAAATACCCTGATTGTTTCCCTCAACACTTGATTCTGTACCCATAGATGTTATAGAAATTGCTAATCTTTGGCTATAAGCTGCTAATTGCCAATTTTTAAATACACTAACTGCTTCTTCTTGACTAACAATATTAGGTAATACATAACTTGTTGTTGTACCTGCATAAGATTGTAATGTAAAATTAGAAAACAATTCATTTTGTCTATTAATAGTATTAGCTTGATGTTCTAATATTAAATAATCATCTGATTCTTTTACATACAAATAAAAATTACTTGCACCAAGTGGAGTGCTATCTAGTAAAGATGGTATTCTTGCTGTTTGAAATGTACTAGCAGTTGGTTGTACATCTAATAATACTTTTAAATACTTACTATTTTCAGGCATAACATATGGTAATACAGATGCTTTATCTACTTGCCCAAAACTCATAGGCACAATAGCATTATCTCTTTTATAATTTTTATCTACAGATTCTTGTATAGGTAGTTCCATTTTATCTAATCTTAAATGTGGTACTTTTTTATCACCCATTTTTATCTGAGTTTTATCTTCTGCTGTTATATCTATAGTTTTTTCATTAAATTTTATTCTACTTATTTCACCTGCAAATATTAAAGCACAATCATAATCAGATACAGATTCACTTATATTTAAAATATTAGTAGTTGGTGATTTATAAAACAAATATATGTTCTTATTAATAATACCAGTATTTAAAAAATCTGATAATTTGTGTTTTAAATCATAATAGTTATATAATGTACACCGTAACCTATTTATTTTTATTTTTTTGGTATCAAAATCATTAGATATTTTTACATTTGATACTGTGCTTATACAACTAATAATATCAACAGAATCACCTATATTATTAAATAATTCATCTTGATCTAATGTTAATGTAAATAATACATTATCATCAATATCAGTTATTAACAGAACTGGTTTTAAAGTTTGGTTGGAATCTACTGTATCTAGGTTAAAGTATTTTGAGAAGTTTTGCATTAAATACCCATATTTTCACCTAGTCGTAATCCTTCTCTAATCTGTGGAATTACATTATCTTCAATAAATGATTCGTGCAATACATTACCTGATATGTTTAATGTTATACCTTGTCCTTGTGGGCCATCTAAATTTGGATCTGATAACGGAGTAACTTGCACTCTTTCAGGCCCACTTCCTTCACCTACCATCATCATTTGAGGCCCATCTGTAACAAAATCTGCACCATATTGTGCTTTTAAAATACCAGCTTTATATGACATACCTGCTGCATAAGCAACTGCTGCTGCTGCAACACCAAGTGCTGGGCCTATTATTGGAATACCTGCCAAAGCCTTGTATGCTTCTGCTGCCATACCATATGCGTCTGCGTGTGCTTCTTTAATATTAAAATCTTTTGAAAGTTGATGTTTCTTTTTTAATTCTTCTTCTATTTTTTTTATTTGTTTAACTTCTTGTTCTTTTACTTTAACAGCAACTTCAGCTTCCCTTTTACTCATACCTTCTGCCATATACTTATTTAATAATTGTTGTTCTTTTGATACCATACCAAGAGCAACAGCATCTTCATAATGTAATTTTATAAATTCCCTTTGGTTATTTAATCTTTCTTTTTCTCTTTCATCTTGTGCAATTTGCTGTTCTAACAACTTTTGTTGTTGTAAAACATATTCTTCAAATGATGATAATGTTTCATTTTGAGTATCAGTATTAGTTCCTAATATTTCAGCTATTCTTTGTTCAATAGCTTCTCTTTCTTGCAAAGTTAAAACCTGTCCTCTAATGATTTCAATTTCCCTCAATGCATTATCTATTTGTTGTTTTGTTTTTGCAGTTATACCATCAAGATTAAGTGTTATACCATCTAGTTCATCTTGTAATCCTGCTAAACTTGTACCATAACCAAGAGTTGCTTGTAATGTTGCTATCAAACCATCAAGAGTTGCAGCATTTAATCTTTTTTGTGCTCCAGTATATTGATTAGTAACTAAAATCATTCCATCAACAACATCTGCATTTCCTTCATTAAGTTCTTTTTCTGCTTGTATTAAGCCATTTAATCTACCTAATTGTGTTTTTCTTTTTTCTATTTTTTCTAATGCTTTGTCATCAAGAGTAAGCAATTCATCACTAATATCTTTTATAGCCTGTTGTGCTTCTTCTACACTTTCATATTTTATTTTTTGTAAATCTATAGTATCATTAACTTCTTCTAAATTTTGTTGTAAATGTATTAAAACTATCCCATCAAGTGCTTCACCAGCAATTCCTGCTTCTTCAAAAGTTCTTATTAAAGTTTCTATAGGAGTTTCATCTAATTCTTTGAAAAAATTACTTGCTCCTTCTGCTGCTGCCTGAAAAAAACCAGCAACTCTTTGTACAAATGGTGCTAATAGTCCACCTATTGCTTCACCTGCATCACCTACTGCATTTTTCATTTGTTCTATTTGTCCAGTAAAAGTTTCAGCATCTGCTTGTGCAGTACCACCAAATTGTTCAGCAATAAATTTAATACCATCACCTGCCTTTAATGCTTCTTGACTTAATTCTCTAAATCCTGGCCCTAACTTTTCACCTAGTTCACCTGCCATACCACTAAGTGTTTTGCTAGTATTCATAACAGCACTTTCTAGTGTCATTCCAGTAGCTGCTGCTAAATCAACTGATGCTGATATAGTATCTTTTATTTGTTGTTCTGTTAGTCCTAATGATGCAAGGTATGCCTGTTGTGCAATTATTTGTTCATCACCAAATCTTGTGTTTTTTTGGAGGGCATTTGCTTGTGCAATTAATGCTTCTGTCATTTGTCCTGCTGCAAATCTTAATTTCTTTTCAGCTTCTTCTTGTTTACCAAAAAGATCAATAGAAGATTTTATTGCACCAAGTAAAGCATTAGCACCTATATAAGCAGCAGCAGCTAAACCTGCCTTTTTAGCCATATCTTTTAAGCCACTATTAACACCTTTTATTGCTTTTTGGGATTTTTTTGCACCTGTAGTTTTTACCTGTATGTGTTGAACATTTTTACCCATTTTGCTCCCTCTTGATATTATTCATTATATATTCAATCTCTAAAAAATCATCTACTACTTTAGCAGGTGTTTGACTAAGTGAAGGATATGGTGCTGTGTTAAAGGTTTTACAATAGTTATATTCTTTTATCCTTTGCTGTATTTTACTATCTAATAACTCAGATGTATTACAGAAAAAAAAGTGTTCTATATATAAACTTTCAGATTTATTTACAACTTTTTTAGCTTCTAATTCTTCATTACAATAAACTAACTCAGAATATACATCTTCTATAGATTCAAATAGCTTTTCTTCACCACTAACTGGTGATATTGCTTTATAAGGATATTCAAAACCATTATAACCTAAGTTTTTTAAACCTTTTATAGATACCCAAACATTAATGTAAAATATTATTTCTTCTGTTTTTTTTTATTCATATTGTTAATAATCTTAGCACCTAGTGCATAGATTTCTTCTTGTGAATATGAATTTATTTCATCATCAGAAAGTTTAGTACCTTTTCTTATAATGTCTATCCAAAATGAAAAGTTTTTAGATTGCTTTTCATCAAATATTCTATCATTTATTTCTGCTCGTTCATCAAGGTTTAGATCCTTTAATTCAACTTCAAAGGCTTTTATACCTTTTGCTTCTATCTTTACTTTTGCCATTCCCTTCCCTTTCTCAATCGCCAAATTGATTGTTTATTACATAGAACCTATTGCTGTATCACTAAATAATGATATTTTTAATGCTTCAGTAGATGAGTTTTGAACACACTCAAAAGGTATAGTCCAAAATATACCATTCTCAGATATGTCTTGAGTTGGATCACCTGTATATTGAACTTCAGCTAATATGTTCATTTCACTTACTGATGATACAGTACCATCACCAAATTTTAATGCTAATGTACAAGTATTACCATCAATAAATGATTGTACAACATTTTCACCTGCTGATAATCCAAACTCACCATCATATTTAAGTGTAATATCACCTGTTACTGTATATTCAGGAAAAGCATATGCTTCAGCACCACCCTTAGTGTCCATACCAACTCTATTAACACCATTAGCTATATTTAAACTAAATGACTTTAATATCATATCTTGATTAGCACCATCTACTTCTAATTGTTTAGTGCTTAAAGAACCCATATTAAAAAATACACCAGCATCAGGTTCAACCCAAGTTCCAGTATAATTATCTTCTAATAAACTACCAGTTCCTGATGATGAAAATATGTTTGAAAATCCACTAAAATAATTACCTGATACACTTAGGTTTCCACCATTAGAACCTACATCACCAGTTAATGTTAAATCAGATACAACACAGCCTGGTACTGTAATTCCCTGTGAAGCAGCTGGCCAATATGCTAAATTAACTGAATGTGGTAAACCACCTGATATAGTTCCTCCAATACTTGTATTATTATTAGAACCATCTACTTCAACTGTATAAACATCAGATCCATCTGCATTATATGTTTGAGTAGCCATAACTAAATGCTGTAATAATAATTCAGGTGTAGCAAGAAAATCAAATGGTGCTGTAACTGTTCCACCTTTTGTTGTTATAACAGTATCTGCTGCATTTTTTACTGTTCCTCTACCTGATAATAATCTTGATTCCCTTGTAATATTAAATGTTGGTTTAGTTGCTTGAACAACTGGTAATTGTCTGAATGCTGTTGTATTTGTTCCATCACTATCTAGTAGTGTGCCAAATGTAGTTTCAGATTTAATTCCAAGTTTAACATCACTAATAGGAATAACTGTTTCACTTATAGCCATTACTTAACTCCTTTTCCTTTTTTAGTTTGTTTTGTGTTTACTTTTTTCACTATTCCCATAGCCAACATTTTGTTTGCTACTTCATCTTTTAAATTTACCTCTTTGCCATCTCTTAAATCTGAAAATTCCACAGTAGAACAAGGAACATTCATAGAATTAAAATTACCTAATTTGTTTAATCTACCCTTTACTTTCATAATCCTCCTATGCTGTATTTCCATAATGAGTACAAGTTAAAGTCCATTGTGCTACCATATAATCATCATAATCTTCAACTTCTACATTAAAATCTAAATCACCTAATGTTACATCAACTGCTTTTGTACTATCTGCTAATGTTAATGTTATATTATCGTGTACTAATGCTTCTAATATACTAACTTGGTTTAAAACATAATTCTGAAATTGTGTATCTTTTCTTCTCATAAAGTAATACTGACAATCCATTTCAAACTCTCTAACTTCCATAAATGTAGCTTTTTCAGTTTGACTAGAACCAACTGGTATTATCCTTATAAATTGGTTTGCTTTAATATCAGTATCCCAATCACTATATACAGGGCATTTTAGTTCAGCTCTAATTTTGCTTTGTAAAGCTGTTAAAATGTTCTTCCAGTTGTTTGTATAGGTTACTGCCATTATCTAACCATTTCTATAGTAGCATTGCTCTTATTTGTCTGTTTCCTGTGGCTTCCATACACTTCAATTTCCCATATATCACCATCAGTAGCACTTGCACCTTGAAATCTACCATATAAGCCATTATGTATATGTTGTAAACCACCTGTAATCTTTTCAGCACTTGAAGTAGCACCAAATAATTGATCATTAGATAAATAATGTACTTTAAATGTTCCAGTTCCATATGCACCTGTAGATTCTATTTCTACTTTTAATAAATCATAACCTTCACCGTGATATGTTCCTGATAGTTCTACAATATCCATAGTTC